AGACCGAGAGGATTGACGACTGCGCACTCAGGGTGTCGAACTGGAACACGGCGGTGCCGCCGATGTAGGACATCCGGATCAGGCTGTCTGCCGACCACAGCAGGCCCGAGGGTGAGTTGCCCGGGCCACCGCGCAGCGGCATGCCACGGACGATCTTCTGCCCCGTGACGTAGGCGTTGCCTGCGCCGGAGCCGGTGTAGTCCGTGGGGTCGCCCGGCACGGACCACATGACGAAGCCGTCATTGCCAAAGGCGACGGTGTACGGGTGCAGTGCGACGATGCCGCCGGTGGCGCTGTACACCGCAGGCAGGGTCGTCACCTCGACAAGGACGGCCGTGCCGAACTCGTCGCCGGTGAAGAGCTGGCCGCCGGCGCTGTTGCAGATGCAGTCGAGGTTCGGAGCCACCTGCGCCACCAGTTGCAGGCCACCGCCGAGGGCCGTGTCCACGTCGAACTGCCACATGTTGCCGGCGTTCGCGACGAGGGTCGTCGGCGTCCGGTTGCTGATGACGCTCGTGTTGAAGCTGGCGTCGAGGTAGAAACTCTCCAGCAGGTTCGCCGATCCGCCGTGGATGTACGTCAGGCTGTCCTGCGTGTACTCGTGCAGCGTCCGCACCAGTCCGCGCAGGAACTTGTTGATCGAGCGGTAGCCGCCGATCTTGCGCGGCAGGGCGCGCTGGAAGCGCACCCACTGCCCGTCGATGTACTGGTCCCCCTCGAACCGGGTGCCGTCCCGCTTGATGCCGGGCAGCGACTTAATCTGGACGATGTTCTCGGCCACTTAAAACGCGCCGCCGTCTACAGTGCCGGAAGGGGCAGCGCCGAGGACAGTCCACACGTTCGCCGCAGTGGTGGCCGTGACGATGGGGTCGGCAAACGTCGTGATGCCGAGGTTGAGGCGTGCGGCGGATGCCGTCGTCGCGCCCGTGCCGCCTTGTGCAACGGTGACCGGCAACGTGAATGATGTGGGATCTGCGGCGAGGATGACCGACGAGCCGTCGCAGTAGTAGATGCCCTTGGCACCCTGATTGACTAGCGTCGGCGTCCCCGCGCTGGTTTTTACGTTCAACGTAAAGGCCCCGGTCGTGCCGTTGTTGATCCAGTATTGCTGGACCGTGGGCGGCACGACTATTATGCAGTTGCTCGTCAACGTGCCGACAAACTTGTACGCGATACGGTTGAGCTGCGCGCCGGAGAGCGTGACAGTCCCGCCAGTGACGCTGATCGATGTGTAATCGAACGCGAACACCGCGTCCTGCCCGAGGCCGATCGTATACCAGCTTATGCCGTCGGTGATGACGCTGGCGCTGTCCCCGGGCCGAAGCACCAGTGTGGCGGCGCTGTTGATCGTCTCTGTGCCGGCCGGGTCAATCGTCAAATCCCCGCCGCCCTCGTTGCGGACGAAGATGAAGAAGTTGTTGCCGGCGGATACGGCCGTCAGAAGGCTCAGCGTGCCGGTGCCGGTGCCGGTCCACACGAACGCTCCCGCTCGATTTGAAGTGGCGGCGGTGGTGCTGGCAGAGAACGTGGTGACGGGCAACGACTGCGACAGCGTCGAGCCGGTTACGGTCAGGCCGAAACCGGCCAGCGCGGACGCCTGCACCGTCGCGGTCGAGGCGCCGTAGCGGAATACGCGCCACGTGCCGGCAGCGGTCGTGGTGGCCGCCAGATAGACCTGCCACTGCGTCCCGGCGGTTACCGTCGCCAACGTGTTGCCTGCGAAGTCCTTCACGAAGAAGCTGAAGGTGCCGTCGATGTTGTTGAACAGGATCGTCTGGCCAGCGCCGGTCAGTGTGGCGTTGGGCAACACGATGCTGAAGCCGGAGGCCGTTGGGTCGACGTCAATGATACGCGCGGCCGGGTCTTCGGTTCCCGAACTTTCGAGGGGCCACTCAAGCGGCGTGTCTACGCTAAGGGCAATCGACAGGTAGGACACGTCCGAGGGGTATATCGTAGTGCCACCGAAAACGGTTGTGTAGGTCACTTATGCCTCCTTGCGGACTGATGCGCGGTCGAGGATCTTCGCCAGATCTTCGCCGTTGAGCATCGCAGCGGCGCGATCGTAGTACTGCTGCCACGTGCCGATGCGCTCGTCGTTCTTCAGGAACGGGGTCGCCTCGAGCAACGCGCCATACAGCAGGAGCTGGGGAGCGTATTCTGTCAGCCAGTTCGTCTGGATGCTGTCGTCAAGCAGCGGGGGCAGCTCGTAATACAGCACCTCGAAGGGGTACGCCTGATCCGGCGTGGGGGCTATCAGCCAGTGCGAATAGTCGTAGTCCGAGTAGAACAGCGGCGTCGCCGTCAGACTTTCGTTCGGCCAATACGAACGCAGGTACTCATAGACGCGCGTAAAGAGGGCTGTCCGGTTGGCATTGTTGGTGCCGGTGCCGATGTTGATGCTGACCGTGTCACGCCAGCGATCGGGTTTTGCGTACACCGATTGGCCGACAACCAAGGTGTCAGACACCACCGCGATGAAACCTTGGATCTTCAGCTCGCGCGCAATGCGCCGCTCGGCCAGATTGATCAGGCGCGGGATCTGCTCATAGACGACCGGGTCCGAGGCGTAGGTCGCGCCGCGCTCAAGATAGCGTTGCACGTCTTGCTTCAGGGTGTCAAAGGTCATCGTGGTAGCCATGGGCCGTCCTTATATCACTTTTGTGGTAATTGACTAGCCTCGCGCCACGCCTCGATGGCCAGACGGTGCTTCTCCGCGCAGTCGTTCCGCCGCTCAATCACGTCCTTTTCCCACAGCAGGCGCGCCGGGTCGAGAAATGGGTCGGGCGGGTTGTTCAGGCGAGGACACGGGCTTGCCAAGTTTGCCGGCGGCGACTTCAGCGTCTGGATTACCAATGCTTTCGAGGAGCACCCGAATAGCGTCAGCAGGAGGAGCGCAGCTAGTAGCAGCGGCAGGCACCGTGCGATAAATCTCGCGCACCGTGTTAGTCCGCTCGACGGACTGTACATCGGCAGCAGCACGTCTTTCCTCATAGGCTGCGGACTTCGCATCGAGGATGGTCTCCACTTTAGCACGTTGCTTTTCCGCCTTTTCCAAAGCCACCGCGTATGCCGCGTCGCACTGCCAGTCGCGGACCTTATACCCTCCGAGGAAGCCGATGACCAGCATGCCGCCCATGATGTAGGGGGAGGGGATGCCGAACATTATTTATCTCTGCTCTCGATAACCCCAACACGCACTTTCAGGTCATTGACCTCGCCCGTGAGATGCTCACGCAGTTCCCCTCTGGCCCTTGCCGAGATCGGGCTGTCTGTGGGCACGCCATCCTGCGTGATCAGGACGGGCATCTGGGCTTCGATCTTGGTCAGCCGGGTTTCAAAGGCGCTCACCTGTCCAAGCAGCCACGCAATGCAGGCAATCAGAACGGGCGCAGCGCCCTTCATGATGTCGCCCCAATTGATGTTCACGGCAGCCACCCGGCAAACTTTTTCGTCTTTGCCTTGCGGTCATCGAGGCCATGCGTCCCACCGTTGATGCGCTTGGTCAGCGCGAGGATCGCAACGTCGTTGATGCCTTGGTCGCAGATGCTCCACAGCTTGTTCTTGTCAAAGAACCACAGCGCGCTCTCGAAACACAACTCGCCGGCCACCAAGTCCGGGTTCGTCATGACATCCGGACGGTCGATGTAGTCGGCAAACGCCTGATAGTTCGCCTTGCCCGTCAACTGCAAAGCGCCGCGACCACGGAACCTCCACCCGTCGCCAGAGGCCTCGACGCCGTTGCCCATGCGACTGGCGTAGACCCTGTTGGCAATTTTCTGCGGCTGGCGCTCATATGCCTTGGCCAAGGCTTCCGTGCCAAAATACTTGCGGAAGATGCCGCGCAGGCCGGCGGCGCCGTAGTTGAGGTTCTCACTGAACGCCTTGAAGCCGCCGCTCTCATGCGCCGTCTGCGCAAAGAAATGCGCGGCGCGGTTGCCGTTCAGCTTGTAGTAGGTCGCGGCGGCCTTCATCGTGCCGGGGCCGAACGCACCGTCAGCCGTAACGCCGATCTTCTGCTGGAGAGTTGCGAGGCTCATCAGTCTTTCTTCTTGTTCCAGAGTTCGAACAGCGTCTTGATCTTTTCCTCGACGACAGCCAGACGCACGTCCATCTTGGCGAGGATAATCACCAGCGAGATGAACGCCAGAACCAGCGGCCAAAGCTGGCTGATGAGTTCAATGGTTGACACAGTACCCACCTCTACGTCTTAGGGTTTCGCCAATCGGGGAAGTCTGCCTCGTCGACCACGCCGTCGCCGTTGGCGTCGTAGCGCAGGTCGTTGCGATACTTCTCCCACGGTGCCATGCCGTCGTCGTCGGCGATCGGCTCCGGCGCGTCGACTTCCGGCGGCGCGGGGGGCTTGGCGTCGCGGGCATTGGCGTTGAGGCTCAGGCCACCCAGCAGGCCGACGAACGCGCCGATGACCATGTTGAATGCGGGGCCGACGATCTCGAACACCTTGTCGCTGTCTATGATGTGGTTCGGCATGAACAGGCCGATGACCAGCGCGGCCACGACGACGAGGACGACGCAGGCCAGCGTCACCACGGCCATGCGGATCGTGAACTCGACAGTGTCCTCGATGCCGTCACGGCTGCTCTCAAAGCGATCCCAGAAACTCATGTCAGTTTACCTTCAAAGCGATTGCGGACAGCAGCGCGATGATGCCGCCGATGCCGCCAATCATGATTGCCTCAAGGCGCTTGAAGCGCGCAATGGTCTCGCGCCAACGCTCGGCGCAGACCGCCTCGTGCGTCGTCAGGCGGATGTTCACGTCTTCGCTCATTTGAGGTTCCGCAGTTTGTAGATTGCCGAAAGATAGACGCCCGTCAGCGTGTCGATCAGGTTCGCCACGGCGCGGTTGCCCTGACAGATGCCCTCGTGGTTCTCCTCGATCCACGCGGCGTCGGCCTCGAGCAGCTTCAGGACGTCGCCCTTCGGCGTCTCCGGTCCCGGGATGTTGCCGATCAGCTCGAACGCGCCCTGATACGCCTCCACGAGGTCGTCGATGGCGTCGATGACGCTGTCGTAGAAGACGCCCAGCGCCTCGTGCTTGGCGAAGCTGCCCGTGCCGGTAGCGCGCCAGTGTTCGAAGTGGGCGACGTTGCGGGCGTAGAAGACCCGGCTGATCAGTTGTTCAATCATCTTTCATCCTTCAGTAGAACAGCGCCGGCGGCGGGGGGATAAAGCACCGCCGGCCCTGCCACAGCCCAAGGGGAGCACTCCTCGGGTGT